ATTTACTTCAATAAGTATTGTTGATACTGTAGATAACAAATTACTAACCCTTAAAACTGGTCTTGCTATTGCATCATTTTGTCCACTTTTTTGATCAAACCCTTCTGCCTCAATAGGCATTGGAGTGTAAGTTTTGCTGTTAAAAACAATAGATCCAGCACCAGCAGCGGTCATTCCAGAATGCCAACAATATGTAGTAGTAACATTATCTGGATTACCTGTGGCATAATGTATTCCCTCAACAAGTTCAAGTTCATATAGTTGAATTATTGCACTTGGATCAGGTTTTTGTAATTCACTAATGTAAGAATCAGTCATGGCTCAAATACTTCTCTAAAAACTAATTCAATATCATTTAAATTATGTGAAACCATTGTTACCGTAGGATTTTCACAAACCCATTTACCTGTAGAACCAAATGGAGGAGTCCAATTAAAAGCTTTTGCTCCATTATTACCTTTATTTGGATCTGATAAAAAATTTAAAATATTTGTAGTTACAGTATCTGATCTATTTAAGAAAGATAAAGAAAATGTTCTTCTACTTGCATTTATTCCATTCTGTAAACGCTGCTCATATCCATCGCCCATAGCAACAGTAATAATATTATTTTCAATTGTAAGTTGCGGAGAATAGCTTGGTGATACATCAGAACCAACGCCAGAAGAATCAAAAGTTGCCATTATGTATAAAGAATCCCTCCAGGTCGTTTTTGTTTAATTAACTCGGCTTCTATAGCAGTTCCTATCATTTTTCCAAGCTGATTTGCTTTCATTGTATTACCTTGTGCCGATGTGCCACCAGCATCAACAGAAACATTTACAACATTACCTCCACCTCCTGACGACTCAACTCCTAGCTTTCCCTGCTTGGTGCGCTTCAGCGGGAGTATCGCTTCCGACCCGGCCTCGCCCATCAAGCCAATTCCGTTCTTAAAAGGAAAAATAGTAGGAGAGTGGACAACGCCCCCTCGTGCAAATTTTTGTATACCATTAGATCCATAGACATTACCCATTGCATTTTCTACTACACCACCATCTGCAAAGTTAGGAAATATTGCCCCAAGGAGAGGTTTAATAAAAGCTTGTCTAACAATTATTCTTGCCATATCTGCCAATATTGACCTAGTGAATTCTGCAAAATTTAACTTTCCTGTCATTACAAAATTAACAATTGCATTTTCCATATTTTTAAATGCTGAAGTAACTGCTGCTCTTACCTCTTCAGCACCAGTTTTGATACTATCAAAATAATCTTTTATACCAGCCATTACACCTTCATATTCAATCGGTCTTTGTAAGAGGTCTCTAACGTCTTCAAGATTAACGCCAAATTGTTTTGATAGTTTTACAGCTTGTTGATCTAATTTTATTTGGTCAAATTTTTCTTGTGTAATCTGACCCGTTAATAATTGAAAATCTAAAAATGCATTATATTTTTCTTGTTCTGCTTTTTCTTCTGCTTGTCTTGTCTTTTCTATAAAATCTAAATTTTTTTGTAAATCTTTATCACTAAGTTCACCACCACCACCACCACCACCACCACCACCACTACCACCATCATCACCACTACCACCATCATCACCACCTAAACCTCTACGAAAAGCACTAAAAGAATTATCTCCAGTTAAATCAAACATTTCTTTGAACATTTTTCTTCTAATATTGGTTGTTACATCAGCTAAATTTTTGTCAAAAGCTAATTCATAATTATAAAACATATCAAATGTAAAGCTATTTAAGTCATCAAAAGTCCTACCCACGTTGTCATACAAATATTTTTTCTTCATTTCTCTTACACCAAGTAAATCCGCAACTGGATTAGCATCATATAAAGCAGCAATTTTATCAGCAGCGTCTTTTGTGAGAATTGTTGAACCAATTTCTTTAATAGCTGCATCTTTTGCTTCTGTATTTATTTTTTGTCTTTCGTTTTTTGTAAGCATCAAAGCATCAATTAATTTCCGTTCAGTAGCTATACCATCAACCATATTTCTTATTTCTTTTATTATTCTTCCAAACTGCTTTACAATGTCATCTGCCAAAGTTTGAAATTGCATTCCAATTGGTTTCAAAAGAGAACCTAAATCATCATTAAGTTCTTCAAGTGATGTCCTTAATCTATCACCAGCAGCTTCTGGACTTGATGCAAGAATTTTTGCATTTTCGCCATACCTTTCAAATAAAGTATTTGCGAATTTCATAAAGTCATCAAGCGTTACTTTACCTTGCTCTAATGCCTTATCTAATTCTGCTGGAGTTTTACCCATTGACTCAGCAAATAAAGTAAATGCACCGGGTAGCCTTTCACCCAATTGTTGTCTCAATTCTTCGGCTGATACTTTGCCTTTTGAGAACACCTGACTAGTTGCTCGCATTGCTGCTTTCATATCTTCAAGGGTTCCACCAGTACCTCTAATACCAGCAGCAATTGCTTGGAACACTTCTTCTGCATCTTCTACAGACTTCCCAGCACCAACAACAGAAGCCGTTAAAGAAGTAAATTGTCTAGTTATGACGCTCTGAGGTATAGCTAACTTTCTAGATGTTCGTAATAAAAACTGTTGAGATTTTGCAAATTTTTCAGTATCTCCAATAACAAGTCTTAATGCTTTTCTTTGTAATTCTAGATTTGCAGAAAAGCTCGCTATTTCCCCTGCACCTTCTCTCAATTGACCTACAAATGCACCAGCCGTACCACCTAATATTGCGCCTGGTAGACCTCCAATTGCAAATCCAATTCCAGCACCTAAAGCTCCTTCTACTCCACCAAAAATACCAGCAGAAGCAACAGATCCAGCACCTTTTGCAAAACCTGATAATCTACTTTTTAAGCCTCCAGAAGTCACAGTAGCTTTTTTCATTCTTGCATCTAATCTTGCAATGTCGGCAGTTAATCTTTTAAATTCATTACCAGTAACATCAGCCATATCACGCAAACCTAGCAAAGCATTTTTTTGCGCTCGCATAGATGAAATCGTATTGACACCAGTACTTCCTAAAGATCTTAACTCAGATCGTAATTTTCTTACTCCTGTATCAGATAATCTTTGGAAGCTTTTTTCTACTCCTCTTGCCTCTCTTGTAATTCTTTTGAAAGCAAGACCAACTTCATCATCTCCAAGTTTTTTAAATTTAATTAAAATATCACTAACAGTTGTCATTATTTTTTGCTCTCTTTATTTAATTCTGGCAAAGCGTAACTTTCCATAATTTGCAGTTCTTCTAGAATTTTAGTCCTATCCTTTATATTGTAAAGGTCAAACAAACCTCCTTGCATTAAGAATATCTCATATTTTAATCCAACGAAACCTCCAAAAGATGTTTGCCATTGTGTCTGTGCTTTTACAAACATTTGCACCGCTATCCAATTGTCTTCAAAAACCTCAAAATATTTTTCTTTTTTTTCTTGCTTCTTCGGCAGTTCTATCCCAAATGCTTGTGCGTCTTTATTGGTTTCGTCAATAACATCTTTACCTCCACCCAACCAGTACAGAACTGCCTCTTTTAGTTTTTTAATTTTTCATCAGTAAGAGAAGTGGTATATGCTTTTACAACAGCAGTAAGCCAATAATTATCTTGTTGTAAATCTTTTAAATTTTTTTCATTGAAACTAATTTCATTTCCATTTTCATCAGTTATATCCTCCCAGCCAACAATCATTTTTTGAAGCATTTTAAATTCATCATTTAATGCTAATGCTTTTTCATATGCATCTCTATCTAATCTATTAAAGATGCCAATAAAATGGTTTTCATCATATTCACCAACTTTGGTTTCGCTAGGCTCTCTTACAACAACAGGCCATTTGAAAGTTTTTTTCTTTTTTCTGATGAAAGTCATAAAGTGTAGAAATAAATATACTTCTACACTTTAGCTCTTAAATTCAAAATGTTAAGTATAGATTAAGCTAAATTCATCTCCTTCTGCCGCTGTAGAAGAAATATCAAGCATAACAACACCTTGCATCTCACTATAAGCGACATCACCTATATCAACTCTGGAAGAAGTAAATTGAACTTTGTTACCAGCAGTTGTTCCATGAAGAAACTGTAAATTACCTAAGGAACCTTCTGCTATAGATGCAGCAAAGAAATCTTTAGTGCCTAATGCAACGGCTTCTATTGTTGCAGATCCAGAGGCTGCCCTATCAGTGATAAGAACATCTTTAGCAGTTGATGCGCCAACCAATTCTCTATATTCAACAGTATTTCCTAGATCCATGTTAAATGAAGCTAGTGAACCTTGATGACTTAATATTTGAAAACCAGTTGTATTACCGTTTTTGAATATTAATGGAGATGCCTGATCGCCATAGGTGATTGTTGGAAGTGCAGAATCTGTTGGGGCTACATACTCTCCAGTAAACGAAAAATCAATTCGCGGGATTGCTCCTACCTCGCAGACTAACGAAAAAGTTCCTCGGCAATTAATAGCCTTATGAAGAACACCATCTACGTTGTAATGGATAGTAACTGTCTCAATACCTGTAGACATTGGCTTATAAGTAACAGAAGTGCCAGAGGCAATTGTTTCTTTCATGCCACACGCCTCTAGGGCTTTTGAGTACCTAGGGGCTGTCCCGGCCGTACCGCTACCAGCAAATTCGACTGAGAATGTGCATTCAACCTTTGTGTTAGCTAATAACTGTTCACTAGCACCAAAATAAGGTCTAACAACATCTCTATTAACTACATCACTTGATTGTGGTGTGATATTCAAATCAATAACTTGAACTGCGTCAGTAGCATCAACAGTTGCTTCTGAAGTACCAGACTCAGTTTCAATTAGAATGACTCGTTTTCGTTGCAATAATGCCATTGGAGTTTATCTATTGTTCATTTAATATATTAGTCCAACAGGGTTGTTAGGCTGAAAGATTGTTATAAGAGCTTCTATATTCAATATCAAATTCATTAGAAATTATCCCTGCTGGCTGGTCAGCTTCAATAATTTCAAAGTTAACTGTTGATGGCTTTATATCAATTGCAAGTCCACCAATTGTTGGATCTGTCATAAGTTTGTTATACAAACTAACATTTGTAGGATCAGCAACTTTATCTGGTATTGCACCTCTAACAATTACAGAAACTCTAACTCTAAATTCCCAAGTTATTTTTTCATAAATACTATTAGTATCTAAAGCAGTATCACTAATAGGCTCAAGAACAATAGCTGGGGTTTCTGCTTTTGCAAAAGCTTCTGGACGACTTCTATATATTCTTTTTGCAACACCAGTAGTACCTGTTAATTTTGTTTTTAATGCTGCAAGAATTTGTTCTCTTTTTGATGCCATTTATTCGTCCGTTTTAGTTAGAGATACTATACATAAACTACCATCATCAATTTTTCTTACACTTCTAACCTTATAATCTTCATCATTAACTTTTATAGTCTCATCAAATAATATTGAACCAAAATCCTTAGTTCTTCCTGTTAATTGGTAATCAGTAGTTAATACAACTCCGTCAGCTATCATCTCGTCAGGCTGATCTAAAAAAGCTATATACTCTGCATTGTCGTAGATAACAGAGTCTCTAAAATCTATAAAAAATGTATCTAAATCTTCTGTAAAAGGCATAAGAAAAAGCCCCAGTTAAGGGGCAATAAATTTAACCGTACTTCTTAAGACCTAATCCTGTTACAGATAGATCAAATGTAGGAGAAGAACCACCAATAGTGAACTTAACTCTTACATATCTTTTACACTCATCAGAACTAATAGATAGTTTTTGTGATGATGCACTTCCAGTTACTTGTGTGAAGGCTGCTCCAGACAATGCAGCAAAAGTTGAATTGTCAGCAGAATCTTCAATAGTTACGTCTAGTGTTGGAGATGATCCGCCACCAGCAGCAGAATCAAGAATAAAAAGGATATCTCCTTCATAATCTTGTAAATCGATACCAGTACCTTGACCAGTAGCAGTTTTTGTAGAAGTACCAAGACCTGTCAATAGATCTAGTCTTTCTAAATTAGCTCGGTTGTAGCCCATGTCAGTCGTCCTTAACAACAGTTTTAGTTTTAGGTTTAGGCTTTGCTTTTGGTGTTGCCTTAACAACAGGGATTACAGCTTTACCGCTGCCTATAAGCGATCTAGCTAAATCTTGATCCACATCAATGGTTGTGCCAGAGTCCTTGTGGACTCCAGCTATCAACACACCTCTGATTAACTCAACTTTCATATTAAGTAGCGAAACAGAATGCTCCAGCCTGACGGATAGCGTAATCGATATCTTGTAAAGCGATGATTCTTACTGTTCCAGCAGTTGCACCAGCATATGGATCAACTGTTAAATCTAAACCAGACCACATACCAACGATGAACTGACTAAAGTCTCCGAAGATTGCGTCATTGTTAGCTAACTGGTTAGAAACAATAGCGTCATAACCATTGATTTGGTTATTGTCGAATACAAACATACCTGTGTTTGAAGCCTTCTCTGTTGACTTTAAAGCACCTCTAGCAGAAGCATTAATTAGATACTTCATAGAACCACCTTCAGCATTAGCAACAGCTACATCTGTTTCCATTCCGATGTACTCAGCAAAAGTACCAAATGATGTTAATGACTGAGAGCCAATACCACTCGTATCTTTTAGACCTAATGGCTGGTTAGAAGAACCTGTTCCATAGATAGCTGTACGATCTAACTCAAGAGCAATCTTTTTAGCAATGTCATCTCTAACAAATGCTTCAATATCAATTGAAGATTGTAGAAGAGTTTTTCTAGTAAAGTCAGTAAATGCACCAATCGTCTTTGGTGTCATTGAAATTTGTGTGAACGACTGTTGACCCTCTGTAGGAGCAGATCCTTCACCAACCCAATAAGCGGAAGTTGTACCGTCTTGCTTCGGAATTGAAATATTACCTTCAAGCCCTGTCAACATGGTTACTCCAGCTTC